CATTCCATAATTGGTAGTAGAAATACTGATCGTTAGCCCAGTTAATGTTATATGTTTCTGTTGGATCTGAAGAGTTTTCAGCAGTTACGTTGTTTGTACCTGCAATAGGCATAAACATAGTTCCATTAGATTTAATAAACATTCTTTTATTGTAATAAACATTCAAACGTGAGCTAGGTGATTGTTTTTGTGCCAATGAGAAGTTATTAGCACCACCTGCAGGAGCTTGACCTACTGTTTGTGCTGTATCTGAAATCCATAATGATGAATAACCCCAGTTATTTAAACCGTCTCTATATTCTAGTGTACTAATTTCTATTATATCACCAGTAGTAAATGTACCACCTGGAATCGTAAAAGTTTCGTATACTAAATCCGCAGCAGCTTGTGTACTTAATGTCCATGGAGTTCCATAAAAAGAAACTGTACCACCACCACTTGGTAAACCTTGCACAGTTGAACCTGTGAAATCTACAGTACCTGATGGGAACTTAATAGCTCCTGTACCAATTTCCATGTTAATAGCATTACCAGCTCCGTCTGATAGTGCTTTACTTGAGCCGCCAATAGCAGCGTTATCGTTTGTTTTAATTAATCCAAGGTATGAACTTTGGATTGGATTTCCTGTTAATTGAGCCATATTATCTCTTTTTTAATTTTATATTGATTCCCAGTTATCTGGTTCTGCTTCCCAGTTATCACTGGCGCCTTCCCATAATACTTGAACTGGCGGTGCTGCACAAGGTGAAGTGGAAGACCACACTCTTGTTTCTACACCAAAGTTATTTTGATTACCTCCCCAAGTACATGGATTAGCTGGTGCTCCACCATTACAAGCATGATCAGCAATTGCATACCACCATGAACCATTCTCTGGTGCACCTATACTATAATAATTAGCTAAGGCAATAACCCATGAGCTATTTACTGGTTGTGTTACACCTAATTGGTAACATAATGTTTGTAACCACGAGCCATTCACAATGGTTGTAGCGCCTAAATAAATTGCGTATGCAGAAATCCAACTACCATTATTAGGAGCTGTTACTGCACCGCCTGAGGCACATTCTACGTAGTCTTTAGTTACTGATTTTATATCCATCTACTTAGAAATATAATTTTAGTTAGAGTTGTTTAATTTCTTAAGAGCAACTTTTAGTTTTTTAATATTCTGCTTAGTCGCCGACGATTGTCGTGGAAGGACCGCAGTCCGAACAGTTTCCGTATTTCTCTTCATAATATCTTAAATTTGAGTGTGGTACTACTAATCCGCTAAAATAAGGATTAGATTTATCTGGTGTCATCCCATCAGTACCTGGGTTCGTATAATCTGCAAACATACTTGGATTATCAAAAAAGAATTTGATTAATCTTTTATTGTAAAATTCTGCAGTATCTAATGTTGATTGTCTAATATATTGTAATTCATCTAATGTAGTAGGTGAAGTCTCTTCTGTGGTACCATTCAGTATGCCCTGGTTAGCTATCTTATACTTAATGCTTGGTAACATTAAATACAGGCTATATTGCATTAGAGTTGGCCCAATGTAGTCATTAAGCAATGTCTTCTCATCAGCTGTTAAATCATCAGCAATTACACCTGCTTTAAGTCTATTGTATAATTTAGTACCTAAAGTAGCCTGCATGTAAATGTCTTGTGCCTGTATAATAAATGGAGTAATCTCATTCATACGAACATTGTCGTCTAACTGAGTCCATTGTTTCATTCTTTGTTCTGATACCAGTAATGCTGTATTTGCCATATTAGTCGTTTGCTATGTTTGTTATATCTTCTTGTAAAGCAGGATCATCTGCTTCAGTTCCGATTATCATTGGTACTGGCTCTACTTCTAGTTTAACATTAAAACCTGCAAGACTTAGAATATAACCGTATGTATCAATAATTTTAGATTGTTTAGGTCTTACTACAGTATTCATAAAGTGTGAGTAAGATGTAATGATCTCGTCTGAGTTACTAGAGAAACCTGCACCATCTTTAATACCTAAAAGAAGTGGAGAAGTAATACGGTGTGCAGTAAGGATTCGTGACGTGATTCTTTGTTCGAGTGTCAAGTAGTAGTCGTCGTTAGCATTCTCGATTGGTGTCACCTGCAGTTCTTTACCTGGCTCAGAAAAAGCCAAGAAGAATCTACCAGCATTCTCTTCTCCACTGAATGTATCTTCTATTTCTCTATAAATATCTCTACGTTCTTCTGGATTTGGTATTCCGTTTCTGAACTGGACGAACATACTTGGTGCGAGTCCATTAGAGATGTTTGCGTTATGGAACCTAGACACCCTCGCATCAAGCTGAATATCATTAACACCACCAATATAAGCGGGTAAAGGATAGATCTCTTGACCTGGGTTGTAGTTTTTACAATAATAGATTTGACTTGCGCTATCTTTCTTTGTATCAGTTGGATCATAACTTTTATATTCTACTGGCTTATATTTTCTGATCTGTGACCAATCAGATGAATAGTAGTAACTATGTATGTTATCTTCTTCATCTGGCTTGCCTGATCTTACGTTTGCAAATGGAAGGTGGTAAATCTCTGCTATTCTTGTACCTTCTTTATTCCATATAATGTTTAGTGAGTAACCACCAAATAATGTGTAGTCTAAACTGATTCTAGAGAATATCTCGTCAATAGTATCTCCATCAGTGTTAATATATTCTCCACCATAATCTTTAATACCTTCTCCAAAGATACCGTCTCTAATAGCGTCAATACATGTGTGATTCATTGCAGAACTATCGTATAAGCCGATTAGTTGCTGTGGGAATAGATTATCTATACCAAACTTAATGTAGTCTTTTCCTCTTTGTTCTTGGATTACAGGTAAGTCTAGCGCTTCGAATTTGCTACCTTTAATACTATATAATCCTTCTGGGTTTGTGTTTCTCATATTATGTTTTAATAATTTGGTCTAAAGTATGTATCTGCCTCACGGTTCTCGTTATCTGAGATATAATCAACCGTACCAGTATCACCTCCAGGCTTTGTAATTATTTTTACAATGTCAGTATAAGGACCTAATGCCCATGTATAATAACCATTATAGTGTTTATCTTCAAAATCTGTTGGTAAGTCTACCATAAATTCTGCGTATCTTGAGTTTTCGCTAACAATTGACCAGTCACCAGATGCTACAGTTACTAGTATTTCTTGTGAATATTGTGACTTAAGCGTGAATGTGTCGTTAAGATCTAGTGCTGAAGTAGGATTATTAATGAAAAAGAATGCTTCTTCTGCTGTTATCGTTGTCGTCATACTGTATAATGTGTGTTTCTACTTAGAAATATAAAAAGACTACAAGTTGTAATTCAAAAAAAAAGAGACCCGTTAAGGTCTCTTTCTTATTTATATAATAGTGTCGATTATTAAGCCTCGACGATACTACCAGTAACTTCAAATGATGGAGATTCTTCCATTCCAGAAATTGTTAATTCATATCCGTTTCTGTCACCGTAAGCGGTACCAGATACTGATGAACCTGCTGTCATGAATGCACCTCTTTCAACACCAACGCTAAAGTACTTATCGTTGTTGTCTTTAAATACTACAACCATATCAGTTGCTTGAGCCATCAGTAAAATCTGATCTCTCTTAGCAGCTTCCATTTTGTTGAATATCATTGTAAGAGCTTGGTCATAAAATACAGTACCATTCTCTTGAGATACATTTATAGTTTCGGTAAATGAACTAGTTTGTCTTGGAACGTCAAAATCAAAGAAGTCACCAGGTACAAGGGCTGAACCACCAACAGTAATTGCTGAGATAGTTCCTGAGGATTGTGTAATAGATTCAACTGGTCCGTTAGCGATAAAGATCTTATCAATACCACCGTTAGAGTCGTTACAATCTAGAGTAAACCCTGCTGTTAAATTGCTACATGCCATAGTTTATACTTTGTTTTTTTAGTTAAAACTAAGGCCCGAAGGCCCTAGTTATTGAATTATGCTAATCCGTTTGTACCGAATTGATCTACTTGAGATACGGCTACACCTAATCTCCATTTAGCGATGAATTTTACAACATCTTGTCCTTTGTCGAAAAAGAACTGTACTGTTGACATATCATCTTCTAATCCTGTACCTGCTACAATCATTGAAGAAGGACCTGCTGCTACGTAATCAGAACCTACTAAACCTGAAGTTTTAACTACAGTGATGTTAGCTCCTGGTAATTCGAATGAACGACCGTCACCTTGATCATAGTGGAAGTAATTTTGTGCAACTAATGCTCTTCTTAGAGTGTTAAAGTTAGCTGGAGATACGATCATAATTAAATCGTCTCTATCTTTAGATGCTTCGTTGATTGCATCAAAGATGTTTAAAGCTTGCTCAACTGCATTAGATA